GGATTAAAGCAATCGACACGAGCCGGGGACGATTGCCCAAGAGTTACATACATCATTTGACCGCTAGTGGTTCCAAGCACTTGGCCTGCCCCTGCGGAACCTCCCGCAGCCGTCAGCGTTTGGTAGTTGTACGTAGCACTTGAAACATTTGTTCCAGATGCGCGAACTCTCCACGTAACGTAATTTGATGCGGTTGCGATACTGTCAACGCTGATAAACATCATGTAATTGTCATATGCGCTAGTGAAGCACCCGTTTACGCTTAATTCTGTAACGGCGCTAAAACTAATTTGACCGCCGGACAGGGTGCCACCCACCACCGATGTCGGGGTAATCAAGTCCATGCCAGAGGCTGCAGAACTGCCGTTGAACGTCCACGTATTCGTGCCCGTCTTGGTCAGGGTCGCATTCTTGTATTGCGCGAGGGTGAGCGGGCTGCCGTTGATCGTGACCCCGCCAGCGCCGACGACGGTCACGACCCCGGCCCCGAGGTTCATCAGCCGGAGCTGCGTGCCCGCGACCCATGCGACGGACGATTCGAGCGGCACGGTCACGGTGACGGGGCTCGCGTTCGACAGGGTGACCAGTTTCGTGAAGTCGGTCGCTGCGAGGGTGTAGGTCGTGCCGGTCTGCGCGTTCTGCGTCATCGCAATAAGCGGCAACTGTCCGTCGATGTACTGCGCGACCTCGAGCGACTTGGCCGGCCACGCCGACACCAGGTCACTCGATAGCGCGTAAGGGGCTCCCATGACTCAATCCTCTCCTATGCGACCAAGTCGGTCGGTATGACGACGTTGTACCACTGAATGTTGACGTCGACCCCGGACCACAGCAGCGCCGGGTCGACCTCGTTCCACTTCACGACCTGGTAACTGAACCGGGGGTCGGAAAGCGACAGGACGAGCCGGTGGAGTCCGGGCGTGTATGTCTCCGCCCATCCCTCGCAAATGCCGATGTAGTCGTCGATTGGTGACGGCAGCGGCATGTCGTCGATGGACACCTTCGACCCGGAGATGACGCCGAGCAGCTGCGACAGGAGCGGCTCGGTTACTTCCTCCATGAGGACCTCGACGGACTGCAGCGCGTAGCGGGGCTCCGATTGGGTGCGGATGATGTCCGACGCCCGTGTCTGCGCGTCGGTCGCCTCGTGGAGCTGCGTGGTGAGCGTGAACGCTCGACGCCCGTGCGTGATGATCGACGCCGGGTCGGTGTCGCTCTGGGACTGGTTGCCGTTCGCTCCGTAGATGACGGTGACGTCGTTGAGGATCGTCTGCGACGTGTTCCGCCACGTCGGCGACCACGCGACCTTGGCCTTCGGGATGCCGACGGTCAGTGGCGCGGTGTCGACCCGGTCGTACACGTCGGCCCAGATGTAGGGCAGGTCGGGCCACGTGTCGGTCGGGTCGAGGTCGTCCCAGTGCGCCGGGTTGTATCCGTACCCTCGACGGCTGTACGACTCCCACAGCACCGCGCCGTCGGGCAGGTCGCACAGCGTGCCGCCCGTCTGGGTGCCGAGGGCCGTCAGCAGGTCGAGGGCGTCATACCCGCCATCGAGGGCGTCTAGCGACTCTTGGGTCATGAGGGGGTCACTGTTGTTCGTATAGACGAGGTTGGAGTCGGTGAGGATGTTCTCGACCCGGTCATTCAGCAGCTCGCGGGCGTATCCTGCCGCGCCGACGAATGCGAGCCCGAGCAGGCTGAGATTCCCGATCATCGTGACATCGAGGCGAGCCACATAGGACGTGACGGGGGCGCCGACGCTCGGCCCGTTCGGGTTGAAGTCGTGCGAGAGCTGCGTGTCGGTGACCCGGCCCGTGAACCGAGTGACGCCGTACGCCTCGACCTCGACGACGTCCGAGATCGTGATCGGTATCGACGTGAACCCGTAGAGCGTCATCGAGGCGTCGGACGGTGCCGGTGCTGCCGTGATGTCGTTTCTGCCGTGAGTGAGGCTGATGCGGTACTCGACCTCGTCGAGGTCGAGTGCCGTGCCGTTCACCGTCACGGTCGGGTTCATCCGAGCACCGGAGTCGGTACGGGGATGCCCATGCTGTAGCCGGCACGCGCGTTCGAGTTGCCGATGAGCCGCTGCAGCGCCTGGGCGATCTGCTGCTCGGAGACGACGACCTGCTGCGCTGCGATCTCGGACGCCCGCTCGGCTGCTGCCGCTGTCTTGGCTGCGTTCGCGGACCTGACGGCGTCGGCCACTGCGTCGGCGATCTCGGCCTTGATGTTGACGCCGATGCCCTTTCCGACGTTCTTGCCGATCGCCTTGAGGCGTGCCTGCTCCTTGGTCAGTTGCTCGATGGTGCCGTCGACGAAGTCCTCAGCGGAGTCGATGCCTGCCGTGAGGAACTCGGGCACCATTGCCTGAGCGGTCGTGTTGGCGACGGCGACGACGTCGACCAGGCGATCGCTGAACGTCTGCACGAGCCCCTTGTCGAGCATCTCCTGCGCCAGTGCCCCACCGGCTGCCGGGCCGAGGGACGCCAGTTGGTCGATGAGCATCTGGTCGGCGCCCTGCGCCTTGATCGACGACAGGACGTTGCCGAACCATTCAGCCTCGGCAATCTGCCGGTCGAACGCGTCGAGGGTCGAGATCCCGAGGTCGGCGCCGGTCTGCTGTGCGGCGCCGAGGTCGATGCCGCCGAGCAGCTGTGATGCGAGCGTCGTCGAGTAGTCCCGAGCGGCCTGCGTCGCTGCCTCAAGGTCGGTGACCTGGCTGTCGAGCGCGCCCTGCAGTTTTTCGACGACACCACGCTGCAGGTCGAACGCGGTCGTAAGAAGGTCAGTTTCCTTGTTGAGCGCGCCCGTCGACCCCGTCGCTGAGTCGACTTTGCTTCCGTACTCGACAAGGACGCCGCCGTATTGAGCGGTTGCCTTGCCCGCTTGAATGGCTGCCCCGACGGTGCCGGAGAGGACGCCCTTGAGTTCGCCTGCGGTGAGGGCCGCTGTGCCCAGCTCGACGCCGAGATCGGGCGGGATGTCGTTCTGTGCGTCGTTGAGTGCCAGAAACCCGCCCACGATGTCGTACATGTCCTCAAGGAAACGCCCGACGCCGGGAATGCCGCCGATCGCGCCCTTGAATTGGTCGGTGGCCTCGAACGTGTTGCGGAGATGCGATATCAGGTTGTCCCATTGAGGTTCTTCGGCCATTGCGATAGCGCCGTCGACGACGTTGGCGGCCTCGGCTGCAAACTTCGCGAGCCCGACCGCTGCCTTTGACGCCGTCGCACCAAGGTCCCTCATGGCGGGCTCTAGGTCCTTCATGGCGTCCATGAGGTCGCTGGTGCCCTGAGTCGTGTCGTCGAGGCTGTTGAGGAATCCGGCGCCGAATGACTCCTTAAGCTCGTCGAACCCGACGGCTAGCCGGTCTAACTGCCCTTGATACGTGTTCGCCGCTGTCTCGGCCTGCCCGGAGAACGTGCGCGACAGTTCCTGGGTGATGAGTCGCATGTCGCCCGTTGCGAGGGTTGCCTTGTCGAGTCCGGCGCCGAGCTTGCCGAGGGACATCGTCGAGCCGTCGTACCCCTTGGCGAGGCTTTTTACGACGCTCTCAAGCGATCGGCCCGTGCCGGCACTAACGTCGAGGGCCAATCGCATCGTGTCGGTGGCTAGTGCGACATCCTTTGTCGAAGTCAGCAGGGCACTCATTGCAGGACGGAGCGCAGAATCTGAAACGCCCGTCTGGCGCTGCATGGCGTCAATGTTGGCCTCGACCGCTGCGGTGGCGTCCTCCATGCCGAGGTTCTGCATGGTCTGCGCCAGTTTCGCGGCGGCGGCCTCGTCCTCGACGAATGCCTTGACTCCGTCGACGCCGAACTTGACGGCGGCGTATCCGGCTGCGGCGCCTGCGCCGATCAATGCCGGGCCGAGCATCCGCGTCATGTTGTTGCTGAGATTGTCGACCGAGCGACCGAACCTGCCTAGGTCGTTCTCGGCGTCGCGCAGCCGTGGGCTGAACCGGCTGAGGTCCGCGAGCAGGTACATCGCAAGGGTGCGGCTCATAGCGTGTTCCTATCCCACTTCGTGATGATGAGGTCGACTGCCTTGAACCATTCCCGTGTCGCCTGGTCCCTGTACGGCCTGCGACGTTCCATCCAGTCGGTGCCGTCGCCGAACGGCGCCCACTTGAGGCCGGGCCACGGTTCCCGGACTTTCTCCTTCGTGCCCTTGTTAGCCGGGAACCGAATCATGTTCGTCGAGGCGCCGCCCTTGTACACCTTGCGGTCCTTGCCGATGAGGAGCGCTGGCAGGCGATCGGACCGCACGCGTATCGAGTCGGCTAACTTGGGGCCCCAGTCGCCGGCAGTCATCGCTGCCGCCTTCCATGAGGGCAGCATGTAATGCGTCGCGATGTCGACCGATGCGCGCCGCAGCTCTACCGTGGCCTCCTTTGGCAGTTGCCGCAGGTCCTTGAGGAGGGCGTTAAGTCCCTCGACTCGGATATCGACCTGCTTAGCCACTCTGGAGCTCCTCAACGATCGTTGCCAGAATCCTCGGTTCGTATGCGATGACCTCGGCCACTGGCCTGCCGGTGCGCAATGCGACCTGGACGATTAGACGGCGTGGATCGCCGTCCGGGTAGGGCCCACGTGCTCGCGTCGCTCGACGATGACCTTGTGCTCTCGTGCCCATTTCTTGATGACCTTGAGGTCGAGGGGCTCGGGGTCGACGATCGCGCAGAACGCCGACAGCAGGTCGAGGCCAGCCGGGTACGCCGTGACCTTCGCCTTGTCGCAGAGGTCGCGGTAGTCGACGACGTACACGGTGAGGACCGGTACCTCGACGGGGTCAGTTGCCCCGTCGAGGTACACATCGAGCACGTCCCACATCAGGAGATGGCGAGCGTGCCGGTGAGCGATGCCGTGGCGGTTGCGACGCCGGTCGCGTCGTATGCGACCTCGACGGACTCGACGTACATCTCTGCACCGACCCACGCCGTGTTGGTGCCGTCGTCGATGGTGACGGCGAGCGACGTGCCGGCGGTCGCGGCATTCTCAAGCGCGTTGTACATGCCCGAGTCACCGTCGAACAGGAACGTAACGGCAAGCGCGGAGATGAGGTCCGTCTGCGTGAACGCGTTGCCGCCGCCGAGCGTCCTCGTGCGCGTGATGGTGCTCGTCTGGGTGATGGTGCCCGATGTCACCTGGGCGCTGTATGCGGTCGAGGCCACCTGCACGGTGAACTCTGAGCCCGCAATGGATACGACTGGCATTTCTACTCCTTCATAGAGGCTGTGAGGCGTATATCAACTGTGATGACTGACCCCTGAGCGCCGATGTCGACGAGTGTCGGGGGTCCGATGTCGGTGACGACTGCGTACTTTGGCAGCGCGCCGAGGATGGTGTCGATGGCGTCCTCGGCGTCGAGCTGCGCCGCGCTGTTCTTGCGCGGGTTGACGACGACGACCAGGCGCCACTGCGTCCGGTACGACAGGCGCCCGAGCCGCTCGGGGACGACCCACGGACTGTCGGCCATGATGACGATGCTCGGCGGGATCGGCACGGGCGGCGTGGACGTGTACACCTTGTAGCCGAGGCCGGTGACCGACGCCGTGATGCCGAGCCGGGCCTCGGTCGTGAGCGCGGTCATCCGACCATGCTCTCGACTCGAATGTACGGCGCGATCAATGCGGCCCGGCTCTTGAGCAGGATGCTGTTGAGCCGGTACGGGCTCGCCTGCATGTCGAGGCCGACGGACTCGCCCCCGGCTGCGAACCGTGCCTGGAATATGTCGATGCCGATGCCCAGCGTCGCTTCCTTCAGGGCTGCGGGCTCGGCTGCCAGTGCCGCCGCCGTAATCACTGAGCTGACTACGGCGACGGCAGCCGCTGCTACCTGGTCGAACGGGTCACCCGCATAGGTGAGATCCAATGCGGTTGCCAGTTGCGTCCCGGTGAGCAGCGCCATGGCTTACGGCTCGACGATCCGGACGATGCCTGCCGGGAGGTAGGCAGCCGTGACGCCGTACCCGTAGATGGCGATGTCGCGGCCGAGCTGCCCGACGTTCTCGGCGTTCGCGAGGCGGGGGCCGTCCTCGATCCAGCGTGCGGCCTCGCCGTTCGTGACGATTGCGTGCCGTGTCGCTGCGCCGTCGAGCCACTTGGCGCGCACGACCCGCAGGCCGGACACGTTGACCTGCAGCGTGCTGGCCGTCGCGACGCCGGACACGTTCTGGACGCCGTACGGCGCCGGGTAGAACGACTCCCAACCGCCGATAGCGGTCATGAGTGCGGTCGATGCGTACACGATGGTGGCGGCCATGCCGGTTGCGTCTTCGCACTTCATCGAGGCCTCGAACACGGTTGCCCGGAAGGTTGCGCCGGTCGTGTCGCCGCTGAGGTCGTAGGTCTCGGTGCCGCTGCCGGTCTGCCACAGGTCGTTGGTGAACTTCCTGTCGGTCACCGTCGAGTACGACGCCGCCATGATGCGGTTGTGGGCGTCGAGGTAGGACGGCTGCGACCGCTGGAGCAGCTGGTATGAGATGTCAGACCCTGCTGCGTAGGTGAGCAGCGACGCCGTGCCCTTCTCGATGTCGATACGGACGCTGTTGACC